TCTATGGTTGGGATGATCCAACAGTAAAGTATTTAGGACTACCACCGGTTAAAAAGATTGAATCAGAAGAACAAAAACAAATATATTGGAAAGAAATAGATAATCTTAGAAGAAGATGGGAGAACACACTTGAAAACCTATATGCAAAAGAACTCAATAGACAAAAGAGAGAAGTAGCTAAGATTATTAGAAAGAGTTCTAATCTTGATGATATGAACACAAAGATTGATGAAGTAATAGAAAGTACAAATTTTGAAAAAGAGTTTTTACCATTGTATTACTCATTATCAGATGATTTTAGTGTAAGAACTTATGATAGTTTGTTTCCTAAGTCAGAACAATCAAAAGCAGCAGATCCTGTGGATCTAGGTGTAAGTATTGATGAAGAAGATACCATACGAACAGTTATGACTACAACAGGATCTTTACTTGGTGTTAGTGGTAGATCAATAAATAACATTATTGAAGAGGGTTTTTATAGAAGGCAAAGAAATGTACCAGCAGCAGTAGGATCATTATTTACTGATGGACAAGCTGCAAACTTCTTACAATCTAACGCTAAATCAGTAATGAAAGATCTAAATATTACAACTAAGAAAAGAATATCTAGGATTGTACAAACAAGTTTGAAAGAACTTGAAGAACTTGGAGTAGTCAATCCAATTGCAGGCACACCACAGGGAGATAAGTTCTTTGATAGTTTAGCAAGAAAAATCAATGTTGAATTAGGTGGACAATCACTTAGAAGATCAAGAACAATAGCTAGAACAGAGGTATTGAAAGCTAGTTCATGGGCACAACAAAGAGCAGCTAAATCAACAGGTAAGGTTTTAGAAAAAGAATGGGTATCACAAAGAGATAATCTTGTAAGAGATTCTCATTTTGAATTAGACAATCAAAGAGTTCCGGCTGATAGTTTTTATCTGTATAATGGAATCAAGTTAGACTTTCCGGGCGATCCAAAAGCTCCGGCTGGTTTAGTTGTAAATTGTAGATGTACAGAGGCATTTGTAGAGGTAATTGATGAGTAAAGAAAATAAAAAACCGGAGGATCTGGTTTACAAAAAATCTTCTATTGAACTTAAAGAAGATGGAGATAAAAGATATTTAGAAGCTGTTTTTTCATTATTTGATACGATAGATTCAGATAACGACATTACAAAAGCAGGAGCACTGAAATCCGGATATGAGGGAAACAAAGTACCTTTAGTCTGGAATCATGAGTGGAGTAAAGTAATAGGTAGAGGAGTTATTGAATCTGATAATCAAAAAGCAGTTTTTAAAGGTTATTTTCTTGATACAAATGCAGGTAGAGAAGCATACGAAACAGTAAAACAAATGGAGGATATGCAACAGTTCTCTTATGGATTTCAAGTTATTGATTCAGAAACATCAACAGCAACAGATTCCAAAGGAGAAGAAGTACCGGTCAGAGTTCTCAAAGATGTCAAAGTATGGGAGGTATCTCCTGTATTAGTTGGATCTCAACAAAACTCATTTGTACAAGCACTCAAATCTGGTTTAGATCAAATGGAAGAAGAAGAAGTACAAGAAGAATCAGATGAAAAGAGAGCTTTAGGAGATGATTTATATACAACAAAAGAAGAGGCAGAGAAAAGAGCTGAAGAATTAGGATGTTCTGGTAGTCATGAACACATGATGGATGGACAAACAGTTTATATGCCTTGTTCAAATATGGATGACTACACAAGAATTACAGGTCAAGAGCATGAATCCGAAGATGATACATCTTTGACTTATGCTGGTAAAGTTTCAAGTGAATCTGATACAGGTATCGGATCTTCTTCTCAACAGGGAAAAAGACTTGAAGAACATGCAGAATCTTCTTTACAAGAGATAAAAGCATGGATAGAACGAATAGAAGATCTTGCACTTCTAAGAAATTCTGAAAAGAAAACATTGAGTTCAAAATCTACAAGTTTGATACAGAAATATTTAGAGGGATTGACTTCAGTCTATAATAGGTTGGATGATGTCTTGGAAACTTATGGATACGATCAACTAAGTGATGATGAACTCTTTTTGGAAGTTCAAAAGAACATTTTTAAAAACCAATAGGAGAAAAACATAATGGCAACATTAAAAGAACTTAGAAATGAGAAGTCTGCTAAATCAGAAGAATTAGCAGATATTTTTGATTCTGTTGAAGAAATGTCAGAACTATCATCCGATCAAAAAGAAGAAATTAAAAGAAGAAATCAAGAACTAGCAGATCTTGGAGATTCAATTACTGAACTACAACAATTAGAGGAAATCAAAGATTCTAATAAAAAAGAAGAGGTAGAAGAAAAAGTTGCTAAAACTGCACCTATCTACCAAGAGCCAGAAGTTGAAAAACCAAAGACTTTAGGACAACAATTTCTTGAATCTAATGCATACAAAAGTTTCGTGGATCATGGTCTAACCAATATCCCAATGGAAACAAAGACAACTGTTACAACTTCAGTGTGGACTAGAGATACTATCTATCAACAGGTTATTCCTGCAATAGAGCCAGATCCTAATCCAGCATTAGATCTTGTAGATTCTATTAATACAGATCAAACAACTTATTACTTCTTACAAGAGGGAGCAACAAACAACGCTGCAGAAAAAGCTGAGGGAAGTGCTGCACCAGAAGATGCATTCACTTACACAGCAGTAACAGCACCTATTTCAAAATTCATTACAACTCTTCCAATTACAGCAGAGTTACTTGAAGATCAAGCAGGTGCACAAGCATATTTTGATGGCAGATTAGCTAATCATGTTATGCAAAGATTAGAGAAACAATTCCTAATCGGTGGAGCAGTTGCACCAAATATTAGAGGACTTACTCAACACGCTGGTATTAATACAATTACATACACAGCGGGAGCTTTCCCAGCAACAGCTGGAGGTAAGTTGAGAACAGTTTTGGATGGTATTAAAGATGTTGAGGTAAATGGTAAATTAGCTCCGGACGCAGTATTAATGAGTCCAGCAGCTTACAACGCTCTAGTAGCGCAAGTAGATGGTAACAACAACTTTATGTTAGGTGCATCAGCATTAGCTGGTACTCCTACCATTTGGGGATTACCTGTAACCAAATCATCTCAAATCGGTGGAGCAGTTGGAACTACTATTGATGTAGTTGTAGGTGCTTTCGGTGGTGGCTTGGCAGCTAATCATGTTTTCAGGAGAGGTATGGAAATATCACTTTCAGAGAACGCAGCTGATGGCGACTTCGGAAAAGATATATTAACAGTTAAAGCATCATTAAGATACACATTAGCTGTATATAAACCACAGGCATTCACAAGAATCAACGATATAGAATAAATTTATGGAAGAGCAGAGCCACACTTTTGTTTTAAATACAGAAGTTGTGAGCTCTGCAATCCATAAAGGAGAGGATAAAAATATGAAAATTGTAGAAAAAGAAAATCAAATGGTTTGGAAAGATAACAAAACCGGAAAAATGGTACAGGCAAAAGATTGTCCATTTACATCTGGAGTATTAGTAGCAGGTATGGGAGATGAGATTCCTAAAGGTGTTACTAAAAAATCTGCAAAGAAACCAGAAACAAAAGCAGTTAAACCAAAAGAAAACAAGTAATCAATGTGGTTTGATGATCCTTTATGGGATGATCTAGATGATGAATTAGATAGAGCTAATTTAGAACTAGATAGATTAAGGGAAGAAAATAAAATTTAACAATGAGCCATCAGTACATAGACAAAAGTGAACTAAAAACCTTTTTAGGTATGTCTGGTACTGCTCAAGACAATAACTTAGATTTCGCATTGGATGCAGCATCAGCAGCGATAGATGACTTTTGTGGAAGAGTGTTTTATCAAACTGATGTACAAGATAGATTCTTTGATTGTGAATTTAGTGATTATGTAATGATTGATGATATAGCAACCACAACTAATCTTGTTGTTAAAACACTAAATTCTGATGGTACAGATGATGAAACTTTGACTTTAAATACAGATTATTATTTATATCCTCAAAACGCTAATCAAGAAGATCCAAAGATGCCTTTTGACAAGATAGTTATGGCTATTGAAGTAAGTGGAAAGATACTTCCAACAAAGTATCCAAGAGGTATAAAAGTTACAGCAAAGTTTGGTTTTCCTACACAATCAGGATCAGAAACAGTTCCAGCAGCTATTCAACAAGCAACACTTATTCAAGCATCAAGATTTTTTCAAAGAAAGAATAGTCCAATGGGATTTAGTGGTAATCCAGAAACAGGCCAAGCTCCTGTAATATTCCTATCTGAACTTGATCCAGATGTACAAACACTATGTAAAAAATTCAAGAAAACAACTATGGTACTTGCATCTGGAAGGCCTTATGTTGGCGTTACACAAATAAACAGGAATAGGATCTATGGGGCATGAAACTTACAATCAAAGGTGCTTTAGATTTAAGTAGATCCATAAATAGTCAAACAATATTTAATAAAAGATCAGTAGATACATTTAACAAACTTGGAAGAGATTTTAAACAAGATTCACTAGACAGATTACGATTACCTCCATCTCCTCAATCAAAATCAAGTAAATCAACAGGTAAAACTAGAGATTCTATCTTTGTGGCTAAACTTGGTAACACAAATAGATTGAGAATGAGTGAGGGTGTAAAACTTGCATCAAGTTCAAAAACAGCAATATTTTTACATGGTAAACCAATATTCAGAGGTTTTAAACCAATAAAGAAAACAAAACCATTCTTTCCACCATACAAAAAAGGATCAGGATTAGCTAAATGGGCAGCAAGAGGTACTCCAAAATTAAATGCTTTCTTAGTAGCAAGAGCTATAAGTAAAAGAGGTTTGAAAATGAAGCCATTCATTGGTGGTGTTATTTTTGAAAAACAGGATGAAATTAAAAACGAATTAGACAAAATGTTAGAGAGAATAGCACAAGATATAGCTAAGGCAGTTAAATAATGGCTACATTTTCAAGTATCAGAGATGGACTTAAAACAAGATTAGAAACAGTTTCAGGACTTACAGTCTATGATACTGTACCTGATTTTCTTGATCCTCCAGCAGTAATTATAGCACCATTCAATACTCTTAACTTTGATTCAACAATGCAAAGAGGTAGTGATACTTATGAGATACCTGTAATACTTTACATTCAAAAAGTAGATGCAGCATCTGCACAAGATAGTCTAGATGCCTTTCTTGCAAGTTCAGGTGGATCAAGTATCAAAGCAGCAATAGAGGGAGATATAACTTTGGGAGGTGCTGCAATGTCTGTTAGAGTAGTAAGTGCAACTGATTATGGAGAATATGAAGTATCACAGGGTACATCATTTCTTGGAGTAACATTTAATATTGAGGTAATAGGATGAAAATAGAAATTTTAGTAGGAAGTAATTATCCAGATGGAGATGATGAAGTAAGAGTAGAAAAAGGAGATGTTGTTGAGGTATCCGATAAGATAGCCAAAAGTTTGATAAAGAACAATGCAGCAGTAAAATTTGATGGTGCAAAGAAAACTAAAAAAAGTAAAAAAAGAGCTAGAAATGAAGATGGGAGTTTTAAGGCAGATGATCCTACAACTCCTGAAAACGAAGCATGGGAGGTAACTGAATAATGCCAACATTCACACATGGAAAAGAAGCAGTTATCATTCTTGATAATACAAATCTTTCAACAACTTTGACTGATGTATCAATATCTCTTTCCGCTGATGTAACTGAAACAAGTACATTCAGCTCATCATCAAAATCATTTGTTTCTGGCCTCCGCGATGGCCAGGCAACCGCTAGCGGCTACTTTGAAACATCAAGTCCGGATTCAGATGCAGAATATTTAGCACAGTTGGGAAGTTCTGGATCTGCTTTCTCTATTGCACCAATAAACTACACAAGAGGAAATCCGGTTACTTTAGGGAAAGTAGTTGAAACCTCTTATGACAGATCGGCTGATATAGCTGGTGTTGTTGCGGTTGCGGTTGCTTTCCAATTTGATACAGATACATTTGATGGTAAAACTTTGGTAGCTCCAGCGGCCTTTACTTCAACATCAACACAAACATCAGTTGATTTTGGAGCAGCAGGTACAAATGGAGGTGGAGCAGTTCTTCATGTAACAGCTGCAAGTGGATCTTCTCCAACATTAGATGCCAAAATACAAACAAGTGCAGATAATGCATCTTTTTCTGATTATATAACATTTAGTCAGAAAACAGGTGTGGGATCTGAATATAAAACAAGTAATAGTAATCCAGCACGATATGCAAGAGCTGTTTTGACAATAGGAGGATCAACTCCTAGTTTTACAGTTGCTATCAGTTTTGGACAGGGAATATAAAGGAGAATAATGCCAACATTTACACATGGAAAGAACGCAGCATTTAAGTTTGATGATTCTGGTGGAACTATAAGAGATATTTCTAATGTTCTTACAGATGTAGCAGTTTCAAGAACAGCTGATGTAAGCGAGGTAAGCGCGTTCAGTAATTCTAGTAAAGCTTTTGTGTCAGGCCTTAAAGATGGATCAATATCCTTAACAGGCACATTTGATGCAACAGTTAATGGATATTTCACAGGTATTCTTGGATCAGAAGTTGATTTTGAGTTCTATCCAATAGGAACTACCGGAGGAAATCCAAAAGCTAGTGGAAAAGCAATATTAACTGCCTACGATAGAACACCAGATATAGCAGGTGCGGTAGGATTTAGTGCAACTTTTCAATTAACAGGCGATATTACTGAAGGCACTGCGTAAAATATAGATTAACTAAACAAAGGAGATCTATATGAAAAGATTAAAACTAGAAGATATTTCTAATCCTCCTGCTCTTAAAGAACAGGAAGTAGAACTAGAGATGTGGAATAAATCTGTAATTGTTACAGGTTTGACTAAAGCGGATACAGTTGAAATCAATGAACTATCTGAAAATGAAGATGGTATAAGAGATGATGTATTGTTTGAAAAGTATCTTTTGTTAAAAGGAATGAAAGATCCTGAATTAGAATCAATAGAAGATGTAGAAAAGTTTTATTCTAAAGCAACACCACAAATCATAGATCAGATTCTTCTAGGTGTTTATAAATGCATGGCATGGACAAAGGAGGATCAAGCTTCTGTAGCTGAACAATTTCCAGAACAATGAGGAAATATCTTTTGAATTTAGGTTAGCTCTTGAACTAGGAATGACAGTAGATCAGTTAAGAAAAGGAATGTCAGTTCAGGAGTTTGAATATTGGAAACTATACTTTTTAGATAAACAAAAAAAAGAACAAAAGATGATAACAGAACAACAGGCAAGAGGAAGATTGAGGAGAAAATAAATGGCTAGTGCTACATTAGAGATGATCCTCAAACTAACAGGAGCTGATAAAACTTCTAGAGGTTTAGATAAGGTTTCTAACTCTGCAAAAGATTTAGATAATGAGGTAAATAATACTACTAAAGCAAATCAAAGATTTGGTAAAAGTATGTCTGGACTTCAAAAAACTGCGATAGCAGGTGGAGCAATATTCGCAGGTAAAATATTATTTGATTTCGCAAAAGAGGCAGTAAATGCAGCTGTATCTGCAGAAGAAGCTGCGGCAGCTTTTGAAACAACATTTGGATCTGCAGCAGAAAGGGCTACTGCTTTTCTTGAAGATTTCGCAAATAAAGCAGGTTTGACAGTTGGAGAAGCTCAACAATTACAGGCAACATTAGGTGCGGTTGCACAGGGTATAGGTTTTACACAAGAAGAATCCGCAGATTTATCTATTGAACTTACAAAGATTGCTGCTGATGTTGCATCTTTTTCAAATATCTCTGCTGGCGCCGAGCCAGTTTTAAATGCATTTAGATCTGCTCTTGTAGGTGAGCGAGAGGCGCTTAAGACCTATGGAATCGCAATAACTGAAGCTGAAGTACAAACTAAAGCATTTGAATTAACTTCAAAAACATCTGCTGATGCTCTTACAAGACAAGATAAAGCATTCGCAACATTAGCACTTATACAAGAAAAAGCAGGAGTTCAAATAGGAGATCTAGATAGAACATTAGAATCTTTCGCTAATCAATCAAGAGCTGCAGGTGCTGAACTTAGAGAACTTAAAGAAGAAATCGGAGATGAACTCATCCCAGCACTTGCAGAAATGTTACCTGCATTTAGAGAATTTGTAGATGCAGTTGGGCCAAGTATTGTTGATGCATTTGGAACAATAGCAGAGGGTGTTACTACTTTATTTCTTGCATTAGATCGTATTGCAGATACAGATGGAAACTTAATTGATCTTATCTTTAATATGGGAGAACTTGCACAAGAACAAAGAGATTTTAATGCTGCAGTTGAGGCATCAATGCCTCTTACAACAGAAAGAATAGTCAAAGAAGCTTTACTCAATCACGAAAAAAGAAAATCAAGAACAGAAACAAATTTACAAAGATCTGCATTTGAAAAGTTTGATACACAATTACAAAAGAAATCTATTCCAGCATTAAAGAGTTATTTAGAGTTAGTAGGACTTCTTACAGGAGAAGATGAAGAACTAACAATGGCAGAAGATGAATTAACAGATGCAAAAGAAAGAGTATCAGAAGCTCAAAGAAGAGAAGCTCTAGCAACAGCAGAAGAAAGACTTCAAAAAAAAGAATTACAAGCTCAAATTCAAGAACTTTTATTTTTTCAAGAAAAAGGTGTAGATGTTAGTGAAGAACTAGCAGTTGCTACTGAAAAACTCAAATTAGTAGAGTTTGAACTAACTAGAGAATCAGAAGATTTAAGAGATGCAAAAAAAGAACTTGCAGATATAGAAGAAGAACTAAAACCAAAAGTAGATGCAGTTACAGATTCTTTTGAAGATCAAGTAGAACAATATATCAAACTAAATGAACAAAATGAGATTTTCAAAGAGTTAGCAGCTGATAAAGAATTTTTAAAAATTTTATCAGCTAATCAACAACTAACTCCATTTATTGCAGCAAATCTTGGTGTATTGAGTGATATAGCTGAATTACAGGGATTAGATGAAAGAGCGAGAGAATTTGATAATTTCGCTAGAGCTGCAGAAAGATTAGCAGATGCTCAAGAAAGATTAACTAATATTCCAAGAATTCAATTTACACCACCAGAATTTACACCAGATCCATCAGATATACCATTAGATCCGGGCTTACAGAAACTTTTAGATGAATTTCAAAGTGATAATGGAAATCAAAATGGAAATGTAGAGGAAGAAGTAAAGGTAAAAATAGAACTTGATCCAACTGCATCTGAATTTTTCACGGCTGCTAGAGAAAGAGCTCTAGCACAGGGATTTGATTTTAGATAATGTCAGTTACATTTGATTCAGATGTTACACTTACTTGTGAAATAGCTTTTGATTCTGATCCTTTGGATAGTTCACAATCTTTTACAGATGTTTCAAGTTTTTTAAGAGCATTTAAAATATCTAGAGGTAGATCATCAAACTTGGATACTTTCCAGCCCGGAACTGCTACAATTACACTTGATAATAGTGATAATAGATTTTCTCCAAATCAAACAACACATTTTTTTGATTCAAGTAATAATAGAACAAAGGTACAACCTCTTAAAAGAATAAGAATCAAAGCTGCATATTCTGGAACAACTTATGAAATATTTCATGGTTTTGTTGAATCTTTTCCGGTAAATTATGGATTACAGGGTAGTGATTCATCAACAGTAATAAGAGCGATTGACGCTTTTAAATTATTTAATAATGCAACATTAGATTCTATTGGATGGAAACTTGGATCTTCACTTCTTGGACAAACAACAAGACTTGCTTTTGGACAAACACAAGAATTATCATCAGTAAGAGTAACAAATATACTTAATTCTTTTGGATATAACTTACAACAAATATCAACAGGAACATTACAAGTACAAACACAATCTACAACAGATACTCTTCTTGCTGCTCTTAAAAAAGTAGAAAAAGCAGAAAATGGAACATTTTTTATTGGTAGAGATGGTAAAGCTACATTTAGAGATAGGAACTTTAGACTTACAAATACAACAACACCAGAAGCTACATTCGGTCAGGGTGGATCAGATTTACCATATTCAGATATTAGATCTAATTTTGATGACACAAAAATCATCAATACTGTATTACTTACAAGAACAGGTGGATCACAACAATCTGCAGTTTCTGATGATTCGGTAACTAGATTTGGAACACATTCAAGAACAGAAACAGGATTATTAAATATTCAAGATTCTGATGTTTCATCAATAGCAGGACAAAAAGTTGTTGAAAATGATATTCCACAAACATCAGTTGATAGACTTACTTTCAGGCCACAGGTAGATACTTCATTATGGCCTAAAGCACTTGGACTAGATATAGGAGCTTTTGTAAAAACAAATGTATTGACACCATCAGGAACAACAGAATCTTACGATCTGTTTATAGAAAACATAAGACATGATGTAGATGCAGCAAGTAAAACTTGGACTTGGAGAATAGGACTATCTCCAGCAGAAACAGGCGCTTGGATTCTTGGAGTTTCAAAGTTGGGAATTGATACAAACATAAGTTATACTTAAAAAAATAAAGGAGAATTATGGCAGCAGGTGGATGGTTTGATTGGACAACCGGAGATCTAGTAACAGAATCAAGATTTCAAGATATACAGGACAGTCTAGTATTTATATTTGCATCAGAAAGTGCAGCAAATTCAGCTTTGACAAATAAAGTTGAAGGCACTGTGTTTTACGATACAACAGCAAATTTATTGAAGGCATGGAGTGGCTCAGCGTGGATCTCCGCAGAAACAGGAGATATTGAGGGTGTAACTGCAGGCACAGGATTAAGTGGTGGCGGAACAACAGGAACAGTTACAGTAAATTTTGATCCAAATTCACTAACTGCTGCAACTGTGAATGTAGCAAATGATAGTATAGCTATCATTGATGCGGATGATTCTAATAATCCTAAAAAAGAAAGTATTGCAGATCTAGTATCTGCGATGGCAGGTAGTAATTTAACTGCATCTAGTGGACAGTTAAATGCATCAGCAGGAGTAACATTAGGATTAGTATTAGCTCTAAGCTAGAAAGGAAAGTAAATTGGCAGATGTATTAGAAGGCGTAGTTGGCACCTTAACAACTAGTAACGCAGATTTATTAGATGCAGTAGGATCTTCAACAACTGAAACAATAATTGGAATGTCTTTCGCTAATGTAAATTCAAGTAGTCAAGATGTAACCATTGATATTGAGATTGTTAAGTCTGGAGGATCTACTACACCACATCTTCTCAATGATGTAACTGTACCAGCAGGAACAACTCTTGTTTGGGAAACAAAGGTAGTTTTAACAACAGGCGACAAGATTCAGGGATTGTGTTCAGCAGCATCAAGTATTGATTTTACAATTAACTATCTGAAACAAACATAGGTGTACTATGTCATTTGGTTATATTGGCGACACATCTACAAGTGTCAAACAACAGGTTAAGAATAAAGGCATATTAAGTACACAAGAGAGCTTTGATTTAGAAAGACAGGGATTTCTAGGTGGTAGTTTAGAACTTATACAAAGTCAAAATTTTACAAGTTCTGTATCTTATATAGATTTTACTTCTATAAAAGGAAGTGAATATGATGTTCATTATTTAAGTTTTGATGAACTTTCACATACTGTTGCTGGTGTTTCATTATTTAGTATTAGATATTCAACTGATGGTGGTAGTTCTTTT